CCACTGTTAACTACAGCACCAGTTGCAGGATCAACTGTTAATTGCTCACCCTTACGAGGCAAGAAAAAATTTGCTTGGTTGCCACGAAGATACAACTCATCATTGCTATCCCATTGACGCAGTTTGTCTGCTACATTAGATAGGGCGGCACGAACGACTGTACGGCTTGGAACCATTGTGGCTCCATTGACTGAAAAATTCTTCATCATTTCAGAATCAGCTGTTGCTTGTAGGAAAACCTTATGAATGTCATCTACTGTTACGGCAGAACCTGTAACTGCTGATGGCTTGAGATATTGAACTATTCCTTGTAAGCCAGGAAACTTTTGAGCAATATCTGCTTGGGCAAATCCAGCTTTGGCTGAGTCATTGAGAGTATCTGCAATACCCTTCAATGCGCGAACATATGTTCCACCAGCATTACCAGCAAGGATGTTAGTAACTGTTGGGTTTTTGCCAGATTGATAAAGGCTATCTAGTTGATCTGGTGAAAATACACGTAAGCTGTTTTGACCTAAAAAATCTGTAATACCATTCATTAGTCCACGCATTGGACCTTTAATGGTTGTAACTAATTTACCCTCTTCAGTGGTAAGCATCTTACCTTGAAGAATATCTGTGCGTGCTTTGCCAATGCCCATCAAAGGATCAAGTTTAAAGTCAAATGCGGCATCGCCAAGACCTGAAACTACTTTACCTACACCGGTATTAGTATTTTTTAAATCACCAAGACCAGGTACTTGTGCTGCGGCGTTAGCCAAATCACGACCAAAGGAAACTTGATAGTTAGGATTGGTAGCATCGGAAAGAGAATCACGATATGTTTTGCCAAATAATCCTGCAACGCCACGTTCTGCTTCTGCGGCTAAATCTGCGCCAAGTCCAGGTTGATCTATAAATGCGCCAAGAGTAGCGCCACCTGCCACACCAGCAGCAGCCATTAAGCCTTCTAAAGCTCCGTGGCGTACCCATACTGAGTGGATAAACTTGTAATCTTGTTGAATCTGTTGAAGTGGCTTATTAAGCCATGCCAAACCACCGCTAACAACTTTTGCTGCTCCACCAAATAATTGTTGCCATACGCCAGCACTATTGTTTGTTGCGGCATTGTCTTGAATAGCTTGTTGCATACTAGAGACATTTGTGGCATGAAGAACAGTAGTTGCTGTTCCATCTTGGTTTGGAGATGACGCTACATCGCTTGCTAGTCCAGGCTGTTGTGATAAGCCAGGATGGTTTGCAAGTGTTGTATTTATGTCATTGGCAGGTGTATTGATAACAGGTGCTACACCATTATTGATGTTTGGCGTACCTGGCATTAGTACCCCTGATTAAATCGCGCTGCTAGTGCCTTAAGTGCAGGAGATGCTTGTGGGTTTGACGCCATTGATTGAATGCCTTGTTTTGCAGTCTGATATTGAGCAATGTCAGGAGATTGCAAATTAAGGGCTGCTGGGCCAACGCCAGGACCTGCTGCTGCACCGGCAGTAACTGGCTCATTAGGACGTTGAGTATCGGCAAGCAAAGGTACTACTGGTTGTGCTTGTCCAGCTCCTTGAGCAGTAGGTGCAGATTGCTGAGCAGCATTGCGAACCTGTGCTGGTGTTGCTGGCTTTGGTGCTGGTGATGAAGAAAGTGGTGCTTGCTGTTGAAGCAGTGCCAATTCTTGTCCATCCCCGTAGTTAGGCATACCTGAGATATACCGTTGTGCTTGCTTTGATGCAGGTCCACCATCGGTGCGTTGGCTTAAAGCCCCTGGGCCTGATGACATTGCTGGATTTTTCGCCTGTGGCATAGTCATTCTCCCTCTTGTAGTGTCTCAATGGTCCGAGCCGCATACTCGTGAAAGTCTTTTTTGTCTTCCACGAAACTTGCTTGTGTGTCAAAAATATTAGTTAGTGCATTTGCAAAATTGGCAAACGCTATAAAAATATTAGAAATTAGATCAGCAAAAAGGGCAAACATGTCCCACTTGTTAAAACGAGTAGGGATATGCTCACCCTTTTGCATAATTTATTTTCCTGACGGCTTATTATCTGGATGATATTTTGTTGTATTATTTCCTGCTTGGCGTATTGGATTTGAATTTAAACTAGGTTGTGCTGGAGTTGATGCTTTTCCAGCAACAAATCCAACAGCTGCTCCTTTAGCTCTATCAGCAGCAGATGCAGAAGTTGTAACAGGTTTTGCGGCTGCTTGTGCGTTTGTTTGCGCACTTTCAACAGCGTTAAAACGTTTTGTATCTCCACTTTGTTGGTCGCCCAAACGTTGGGCTTCTGTTCTTTTGGGAGTTGTTAATTCTACTTTATCAGGGCTAGTTGTCGTAACTTTTGTCTTATCAACAGTACGAGAAACAGTTACTGGCTTATCTGAACTAACTTTAATAGATTTTGTTTCTCCGCCAGCTTTTCCTATTTTACCAGCAGGTGTAGATTCTGCTACTCTTTGAGCAACTTTATCTCCAATTTTAGCAGCGGCTACAGAACCGGCTTCTTCGGCTCCCTTGGCTAATAATCCACCACCCATTAAAGCAGGTACAACATTGGTAATAATTTTACCAGCAGTTGAATTTGGGTCAATAAGTGGTGGACGATTTTTAACTGGGAGCGGCTTATTTGCCGCCATAATTATTTAGCGCCTGGGTTTGTTCCGCGTGTAGCAGAAGGCTGTACGCTGTACTTAATGTCAGACTTGCCTGTTCCTACTGGACCAGACTTCTTTTGGATCTTTGTCTTCTGAGTTGTTGCATCAGATGAACCATGTCCACCTTGCATCTTTGGTGAAGGAACCTTTGTTGTAAGGCTTGCCTTCGTCATTGGGGCTACTTTAGCCATTTTTTTTCTCCTATAGGTTTTGTGTGGAAACCAGTAGTACTAGACTGGTTGCCTTCTGGCAACATTGGCAGATAACTGCGGTGCGCCAGAAGATGAAAGTCCTGCTAATAGATTTTGCAGGGCAGATGGTTGCGCGCCACCTTGTGGTGCGCCTTGCGGCATAGGTACCCCAGCAGGAGCCTGTCCTGGGGCGCCTTGAGGCGCCGCACCAGCGGCTGCGACTTCTGGGGATTCTGGTTGTGGTGCAGGTGCGAAAGCAGCGGCAATAACATCTTCAATGTTATCTCCTGCTTGACGACCCTTAATCGCTGCGGCAATTGCATTGATTGCCTTTGAAGGGTCTTGTCCCTGCGCTGCAAGTGAAGGAATAGCATTTGCGTAAGCACCAACTGCCGCCATAAGCGAATCGCGTAGTGCTTCTACTTCAACCTTTTCTTCTTCTTGGGTTACGTTCATTTCCCAAGGCATTTGACGACGCAAGAAATCGCGTGAGATTAACTTATCTCCACGAGCTTGCAATCCAAATACCAAAGCACGGTTTGGATCTAGTCCAGCCATCATGCCGTAAGATACGTCACACCAGTAATCGCCTTGAATATCTTTCTTAGGTGTGTATGTAATTTCATAAGGCGCACCGGCATTTACACCGCGTACTTCCTTCTCAACATCACCAAAAAGTTTTTCATCCATCATGAAACAGATGCGCATAACGTGGCGGAATACTTCAGCAAATACTGCTTGAGCAGTTTTAACTTGAGTATCAAAGCCACCCATAAGTGCTTCTACACCACGGCCTGTAACAATAGAACCTGATTGCTGTCCTAAACGACCTTGTGGATAACGTGCGCCAACACGTAGTTCTTGATCTAGTTGTGCTGTCTCTTGGAATATTCCTGGTGGAATCTCAAGACCAACACGGCGAATCTTTTCAGGATTGGCAGAGCGGATAGTTGCATCTGGACCAATCTCAAGTACATTCACATCAGAAGGCAAAGCAAATGGAGCCTGTACAGACTTCTGTGCTGCTTCCAATTGAAGTGTAGCAAATCTAGCACGGGCTACTTGTAGCCACATAATGTCATCAAATTGTCCGCGTTGATTCTCATCAGAGTCAATACCAGGACGAGTAGCGATGACAATAGGCAATTCGCCAATGACATTTTTAGCACGATCTAGGATAAAGTTGTTACGCTCAGGGATGAATAGAACTAGTTCTTCTTTGTCCTGATAGCGATAGACTTCAAGGATACGCTCTGAGTTACGAGTCTCATAAGGTCCTTTGATGACTGACTCATACTCAGGATAGTCATTGACCAACTCACGGACAGTCTTCTTGTAGCGACGTGTGTATGAGATTAACTTACCAAAACGATCATACTCTGGGTATGTTCCGATTGGGTTATCAATACGAATCATTGGGCGATTATTCTCATAATCAGGCTCAACGATAAATGCTAGCATTCCGTAGGTAAGGTAACGGTCAGCACCTGTGTACATCAAAGTCTGAAGGTTTGCAGTATCACGATAGCCAGCGGCAATCATGGTGCGCTTATCGGCTTTCTTTCTAGCACGATCTGAGATAGCGTCTGTTGTATCGCAGTTAAATGCTGGAAGCGGAGCAATAACTTCTGCTACATCGCGTGCAGCAATATCAATGAAGTTAGCCACCATAGGCTTAGGAAATTCTTCAGGGAACTGTCCTGGAAATACTTGCTGAATGTCTCCTTGACGAATAGCAAGAAGATCAGCCCAGCGCGAATCGCGTGAATGGTAATGGTCGCGTAACTTGCGAACCTTGGTGCTTAGTTCACCAATTTCTATTGCCACTTAGGTATCCCCCGTTGCTTGCTAACTTTTCTTGAAGTTGTGAGTATTCTTCTAGGTTTACTACTCTGCGTGAAGCCAACTGATGGCGAGTAGCATATGGATTCTTTACAAACGATCCACCATATGCACCAGCCTGATTGATGTAGTCACGCATCTGTGTCTCAGCAAACCAGAGGGCCATTGGACCATCTTGCTTATTCTTCGTTCCTGCTGACCAAGTAATCAATTGCTCAATCAGTGCTTTGATATGTTCGTTGTCGGCCCGTGGCAATTCCAGAAGGTTATTCTTCATGTATTTGCCCTGGTTGTCGCACGAGCCGAATAGTGGTGCCATAGAGGCTACGCCAAATTCAAGATCCATCTTGTTGGCGCCTGTGTAATGCTGCACGAGGCGAATGCCGCGTGTTGCTAAAAATGAGTTGATCTTTTCGTCTTGAGTCAAGAATAGCTGGAAAGCATTCTTCTCAATAACCCAGACCTTTGGATTGTACTTCTCAGTCCAACTGAAGATTAAGTCACGAATCTGTTGAGGCGTAGGTGCTGGCATCCGTGATGCCTCTAGCAAGTAACGCTTGCCTGTGGTTCTATCTCCTGAGATAATGACAGAGAAGGTGTCACCGGACATGGCTGGATCCATAGCAGCGACTATGTATTGGCTATTGAGATTATCAGGATGACCTGGCGCACCAGGAATCAGAGGACCAATAGCACGCATACCACTGACAGAACCGCGTACACACTCAGGTGAGAAGATGGCAGTAGACTCAACATCTTGCTGCTGATAAACCATCGCCCAAGTCTTTGGGTCAATCAATCCGCGACGGCGGCGAAGATGCGGTCCATTCCAGCGCGGGTAAAGTCCATCGTTATCTGCTGGGGTAGTATCAGTATCCCAAGGACGATCTGA